CCACCCAGCGGCAGATCGAGGAGAGGGCTGCGCTCAATCACTCAACCGTCTGCAGGGTGATGCCGGCCCTGCATTCGGGAGATCCCGAAAAGCGACAGGTGCACATCGGGAAGTGGTTGCCTCATCCGGTGCGCGGACCCTCAATGCCGGTCTGGCATGCCGGTCCAGGTGAAGACGCTCCCGATACGCTGCCGAGGCTGACGAAGAAAGAGATATCCGACCGGTTCGAAAAGCGCATCAAGGGTACCGAGAAGCACGATCAGCGCAAAGCCAAGCACCGAAGCCGCCACTGGGAAAAGAAGGCGACGGCGTCGAAGAAGGGCTGGGCGGCTGCGCTCGGACTGTAAAGGAAGCCGCTTGAAGCGGCGCCATTAGGAGATTGATATGGGGAACATGCTGACACTGCAAACCATCGGCGCCACCGAGGCAACGATGTCGAGCAGGGAGATCGCTGAGGTGGTGGAGGCGCGCCACGACAGCGTCAAGCGCACGATCGAGCGCCTGGTGAAGTCGCGCACGATCAGCCAACCACCGCTGGTGGACGGCGAGAAGGCCGGGAATCATGTGGTCGAGCAGGTCTACCTGGTGGGAAAGCGCGACAGCTACGTGATCGTTGCCCAAATGTCGCCGGCGTTCACTGGCCGCCTGGTGGACCGTTGGCAGGAGCTGGAGCAGCAGGTCTCTATGGCACTGCCGGACTTTACAAACCCCGCCGCAGCTGCGCGCGCCTGGGCTGATCAGGTCGAAGCGCGGCAGGCGCTCGAGGTGAAGGTGACGGCCGACGCGCCAAAGGTCGCCTTCGCCGAGGCTGTGCGCGCCATCGACGGCGCCTGCCACATCGAGAAGATCGCCAAAACGCTGGGCATCGGGCGCAACAAGCTCTTTCGGCGGCTGCGCGCTGATGGCATCCTGCTCGACAACAACCTGCCATATCAGAAGTACATCGACCGCGACTACTTCACCGTGATCGAGCAGCAGCCCTACGTCGACAGCAAGGGCAAAACGCACGCGACCTTTACCACGATGGTGACTGGCGCTGGCCAGGTCTTCCTGGCGAAGCGGTACGCGAACATCGGGGAGGGCGCCCATGTGTGACCTCTCGAAGCTGCGCGAACTGGCGGAGGCTGGCCAGGATGTGACGCTCGACCCGGCGACGTTCCTCGAGCTGCTCGCCGGCCGGGAAGTCATCACGATCAAGGTCGAGAAGAAGAAGCGCGGCCCGCGCGATCCACGCCCGTACTCGAAGGAAGACGAGGAGTACGCCCGGTGGATGTTCGAGCGCCTGCAGGAGCGGCAGCCCGACGTCGCGCCGCCAAACTTCGCCGCCTGGGCCGACCATGTGCGCCTCATGCGCGAACGTGACGGGCGCACGCACAAGCAAATCGGCGGCCTGTTTCGCTGGGCCCAGGGGAATTCGTTCTGGTGCCGGAACATCCGATCGCCGGAAAAGCTGCGCAAGCAGTGGGATCGCCTGGTCGACGAGCGCATGGCAGAGGGTGAGCCAAAGGCCAGCGCCGCGCAAGGGCAGAAGTTCAACTTCGCCGGCGCCGACCGGTCGAGTGATCAGGCGGCGCAATCAGCCCTCATGAAGCGGCGCGGCATCGAGCCGCCGGCGGAGGATGTCCCGCTATGAGCGAGCCACAAAACGCGATCGACCTGATCCAGAGCCTGGGCGCGAGACTTCAGTACGTGGAAGGCGCCTGCGAGTCGCACGGCCCGAGCAAGGTTCTCGCCCGGGTCGGCCTGGGTTGGTACTGCCCTCACTGCCAGGATCAGAAGCTGCGCCCGGAATTCGACTCGCAGTGGGCCAGGCAGCGCCTAGGCGACATGATCAAGATCGCCGACATCCCGCTCCGATACCGCGGCCAGAAGTTCATCGGCGCCACAGTCGAGCAGAGGGCTATTCGCATGATCGCACGCGAGTTCCGCCGAGCTATCTCCGGCGCGCCGGCCTGGGCATCACTGCTACTGGTCGGGGAAAACGGCACCGGCAAGACGCTGCTGGCCTGCGAGCTCGCCCAGGTGTTCATCGAAAAGACTGGGCGCTCGGCCCGATACATCACGGCGCGCGGCATGATCAGCGAGATCCAGGCGTCGTATGGCGCGGAGGGCAAGTCCGAGGCATCGCAGATTGACCTCTTTGCACAGTACGGCCTGCTCATCCTGGACGAGATCGACGCGATTTCAGGCAAGGACAACTCGATGTCGCTGCTCACCGAGGTTATCAACAGGCGCTATTCCAACCATATGCCTGTGATCGCCATCACAAATCAAAAGCTCGAAGCCGATCAAGAGAAGCCGGAGGGGCGGCCTGTTGGACGCACATACACCCTGCGGGACTTCGTGGGTGATCGCGTCTTCGACCGTCTGCGCGAGAACGGATATCCGTGCAACTTCGGGTGGGCGAGCCAGAGGGCATTTGCATGAGCCGCCAAAGCGCCGACATCTGCGCCTTGTGCAAGCACTTCAAGATGAAGGAACACCCGGAGCATGCAAGGGTAGGGCTCGGCCGGTGCGTCGGGCGCAAGGAATCGACAGCGCCGCTGATCAATCCGTTCGTACCCTGGGCGAAGAAGGCCTGCGAGCGTTACGCGAAGCCGGCGAACACGAAAGAGCGACTGGCGTGGATCGAGAAGCGCCAGGCGAAAGAGCAATCACAAGCAACACCAGCCGCAGTGCCAACACAACAAGGAGAGTACGATGAGTAGCCACAATCCGGCGCGCCCTGACATCATGACCAACTCGGGCCACTACTTCAACTTCATGACACCTGAGCAGTCGGTGTTCGGAATCGATGATATTGCCCACGCCCTGTCGCACGTTTGCCGATTCGCTGGCCATGTGCACACGTTCTACTCGGTGGCGCAGCACTCGGTCCTGGTGAGTCAGATCGTGCCGCCGGAGCACGCGCTGGCCGGTCTGCTGCACGATGCCGCGGAGGCGTTCATCGGTGATGTCTCGCGCCCGCTCAAGGCGCTGCTGCCCGACTACAAGGCCATCGAGAAGCGCATCGAGCACGCGGTTCTGACGCGCTTCGGCGTCGACCCGAAGCTGCCGCCCGAGGTTAAGACTGCCGACATCATCCTCCTCAAGACCGAGCAGCGCGACCTGATGAACCGGCTCGCCACGGATTGGGGAATCCTCGATGGCGTGACCGCGCTGCAGGAAACGATCATCCCGCTGTCGCCAGTCGAAGCAAAGGCTGCATTCCTGGCTCGCTATGACGAACTGACAACGGCTCATCGGATGGTTGCCTGATATGGCGAGCGATGGAATGGAAGGAAACCGCCGGCTGGCGGAGCTGCAAGGCTGGACGGGCATCTTCGACGCCGGCGGCAAGTTGCTTGGGGTGCCGCCTGGTGATGAACCGCCGGCGGAGCGCCTTGAGCAAGTGCCTGATTGGGCTGGCGACTGGAGCGCCTGCGGGCCGCTGATGGTGCAGTTCATCCGCCGCGCCAAGTTCTGGCCGCACCGCGCCGTCGTGGGCACGACTACCGTGAGCAATGACCTGATGCGAGATCCGCAACCCGGGGAGGGCGAGGGCGCCAACGTACGCCGCCTGATCGTCGATGCTGCGATTGCGGAGCTGGAGGCGCGCCGATGATCGTCGTGGACTTGCCGTTCCCGAACTCGAAGCTGAACCCGAACCGCTCCAAGGGTGTGCACTGGGCCGCAACGTCGGCGCTGCGCAAGGCCGCACGCGCAAGCGCCTATGCGCTCGCCCGGGTGGCGGCGCTGGGTACGCCCTGGTACAGCGTCGAGCGGCGAAAGGCTGAAGCGGTGCCGCTGGTGATCACCTTCATTCAGCCGGACCGACGCCACCGCGACCGAGACAACTTGCTTGCCGCCTGCAAGCCGGCGCTGGACGGCGTGGCAGATGCACTGGAAATCAATGACAGCCAGTTCGACCCGGTGACGATCAGGCGCGAGTACGGCACGAAGCCTGGCGGCGTGCGTATCGAGATAGGCGCCGCGGTCGACCGCAACAAAGCGGCCTGAGCCGCCGGGAAGCTGCGCGCCGATCTGCGTGGCACATTGAAAGGATATCGTGAGCGACGACAAGCTAAAGGTGCTGACCGGAGATTTCAGTAAGGATGAAAAGGAGCGCGCCGCCCGGGTGCATGCCATACGTGCCATTAAGGCTGGGTGGGCAGATCACCTGGAATTCCTTGCAATTGAGGCTCAGATGATCCGCGCAAAATATCTATCCCTGATTAAGGAGGGATTTACCGAAGCTCAGGCGTTACAGCTTTGCAAATAGCGTGCGAATACGCAACGACTTTCCATTTGGCAAAGTTCGGGGCAGGCAATAAAAATATTCTTGAGCTGCTACATTGCTCCTATCTTTACTAGGAGCAAGCCATGAGCATCGCCGTCACCCTGGGCCTACCCTTCGGAACAACCATCCGCCGCGCACCCAAAGAGGAAGCGGCGAATCGCAAAGCGTTCGATCAGCCAGATCCTTACGCTACGCTCCTGGCTTGCTGGGTGTCGTACATGCGCGCCGACGACCGCGACCTGGGCTCACGCGGGATGCGGCTTGCAACCGATGCAGCAGCTGATCGCGATGTCCACGCCGAGCAGCACCTGGCGGACATCAAGATCGGCGAGGCAGTCAATGCGACGGTCGACAGCCTGACCATTCAACAGCGATGGGCCATCTACAAGAGTCAGCGCATCTCGGCTGTGTGGCGGTTCGCCAATGCGGACTACGAAGCCGTGCTGACCGAGGCGCGCGAGGCGCTCGAAGAAAAGCTGAAAAAGAATGTTGCAACCCGGCTGTATTTCTCGTAAACTAGCCTCATTGGTCGACTTCGCTCGCCCAAAGAAAGGCTCGAACCGTCAAACGTTCGGGCTTTTTTCGTTTACGGCCCACTTGGCGAATGGCTTTGGGGCTCGTGCAGCGAGCGAGTCGACCGAACCATATCGCCCATCGTCAGAAGTGGAGTGAGCCATGAAGTAACTCATGCCGAAGTGGTTCCGCCAGCTGGTCGGCGTAGAAGCGCGACGTAACTGCGCACGGGATCAAAGTTGCCCGATGGGTTCCGGAGCGCCCGCCCGGATAGCCCCAGAAGACGGCGCCATACGCACCGCCCGCAAGGGCCATGAATTTGACCTGGCATCGGCCAGAACAGTCGAGCGCAGCGCCATCTGCGCGCTTAACGACCGCTGAGACGCTGTAACTCAGCAACCCCATCTATATAGAAGGATCTCCCCATGCGCTACCAAGCCCGATGGAGCAACGGCTTCTGGAAAACGTTCGACCGCGAGCGCTTCGCCGACGTCGACACGCACCCGACCGAGAAGATCGCAATCGAGAAGGTCGCCGAGCTGAACGCCGGCCGCCGCAAGTAATCCGCCTCACCGGCTCAACCGGTGGCCACACCACTCGCGTAGCTCAGTTGGTTAGAGCCTCCCGCTTCATTCGGGGAGAGGTCGCTGGTTCGACTCCAGCCGCGAGTGGTGTGGTGGGCACAATAGGTGCGGCCCTGAGTCTGCGCACTAAGCCTTGGGGTGACTCCCGCCACAATCCGTCTCCAGACTAGGTCGTCAGCCTAGTCCTTCGCCGCCTGATGCAGCCATGCGTCGGCGGCTTTTTTATTTGAGGTCGCCCATGAGCGTCGAAGCAGAAGTCGTCTGGCTGCGGTTCGTGATGCAGATGCTGCGCGAGGATGCAGTGATCGACGCCGCTCGAGCGACAGCATGAAGACCATCGCCGACATCTACCGCGCCGAGATCCTGCGCGCCGTGCTGGGCCCGCAGGCCAGTGAGCTGTAGGTTTCCGACCCCGCGCGCCTGGCGCAGATCGCAGCACGCCTGGCTGAGAGCGAGGCGGCACACGGCATCCTTCGCGCGAAGGGCTACGGCGGCGCCGTTGCGACCCTGACTGACCTGGTGCGCGAGGTGCCGAATGATTCGCCGGGCATCCTGAAGCAGATCTTCAGGCCGGCGCCGGCGACCAATCCTCAGCCGAAGTTGAGTGAACTGTTCGACATCTGGAGTTCGCGATGATCCTTCCCATCCTCTTCGCCATCGCCGCCATTGTCGGCTTCGCCGGCCTGGCTCTCGCGCTCTGGACGATCAAGCTGAGCGTGCAGCGGATGAATGAGCGCCTCGCCGACAAAGTGGAACTGTCGGTATTGCCGATCGCACCGCTCGCCAGTGGCGGTCTGCTCGATCTGCGAGAGCGGCTCATCGGCGAGATAGCGCATTGCTTCACAGTGCCGGCGCACATCTTGAGGCCGAATCCTGCGCCGATCCACTTCGACACCTGGATGCGAGAGCGCACCGAGCGCGCACACCGCGAGTTCATGGAGCGCACCTCCCGTCGTCTGATGTGCGACTGGAGCACCGAGGACATCGACGCCTACATGGCTGGATCGATGGGTTGATATGCCCAAGCATCAAGCAGGGGCTACCTGTCCGCATCCGAAGCCATTATTTTCTAACGGGCGAGAGCGGAAATTCTGCTTCGCCTGTTCGCCCAAGCCTGAGCCAAAGCCACGCAAAGCGTATGCCTTGAAAAATGCAGGTGAGCGCATTTGTAAGCGAGCTGGGTGCGGAGCTTCTTTCGCCCCAAAGGCAGCGCAACAGCGCTTTTGCTCCACTGTTTGCCAAAGCGCCCACAATAGCGAGTCGAGATATCGAAACGTGCGCAGCAAGATGGGGCGCGATTGCCGATGGTGCAAAACCCCTTATGTGCCTGAGGTTGGTCTAAGGCAGAAGTACTACTGCGCCGAAGGGTGCCGCCTTGCGGCCCTAAGAGCAATGCGTAGCGATAGCACGCATCGGCGCAGAGCCAAGAAGTTCGGATGCAGCTACGAGCCAGTTAGCAAGCGCAAGGTCTTTGAGCGCGACGGCTGGGCGTGTCGGATCTGCGGTGTCAGCACGCCGGAAGCAAAGCGCGGAACAATTGATGATGATGCTCCGGAGCTGGACCACATCATCCCGCTGGCAAAGCGCGGCGACCATTCATATCTGAATACTCAATGCGCGTGCCGGCGTTGCAACCTCTTGAAGTCGGACATGTCAGCCGAAGAAGCCGCCGCGCTATTGGTGGCCGCTAGGAGTGCGCGAAGGATCGTAGATGCCAGCAAGACCGAAGTCGATCTGCCGCAAGGTGGCGTGCGGCGCTCTAATTGACGCGCCTGGCTACTGCGAGAAGCATAAGCAGCAGGCCTCGGGCTGGGCGCGCAGTCACGGTGACAAGACGAGTGCGCAGCGCGGCTATGGCTACGCCTGGCAGCAGATCCGCGAGCGCATCCTGAGTCGTGACTGCGGCCTCTGCCAGATCAAAGGCCCTGCTTGCCGCTTCGTTGCGAGTGAGGTCGATCACAAGGTGAGCAAGGCGGCGGCGCGCGCCCAGGGCTGGGCGACGGCGCAGATCGAGGCCGACTCGAACCTGCAGGCCGCCTGCCCCACTTGCCATAAAGCAAAGACGGCCGGAGAGCGCACCCAGGCAGGGTAAATCTTCGGGGCTTTTGGGTCCTAGACCGTCTAGTCCGTGTTTTTTATATTTCCGCAATTGAGAATTTGGGCCTAGGAGGTCGCAAGGATGGCCAAACCCCGAACCCCTTCGGCGGTGCTGGAGGCTCGGGGTGCGTTCGACAAGGATCCCGGCCGACGCCGCGAAGATTTTGAGGCGGGCGAGTTCGATGTCGAGCCGCCGAAATATTTCAAGGCGCACCAAAAGGCGGTGTGGAATGAAATCGTCAG